ATACCATGATCACCACTAAATGTTATTGTAACTTCAGCTGATCCGTTAGTCGTGGTAAATGCATTTGTTAAAGTGTTTGTAGATTTAATAGGGTGTATGTCATAAAATACACCACCTGAATATGCATATAAAATTCTGTTTGTGCCTATGATTGCATATTTTCTGCCTAGGCTATTTACAAAATGATGAAGACCACGTCCAGCACCTGTTAAATTACTTTCACCTAATTGTTTCCAACCACCTATTTTTTCAGGTGTACCATATCTAAAACGAACATTATCACAATCTATCCACTGTAACTCTGCTCCAGTGGCCGAAAGTTGTTTATTTATACCCGGCTGAAAACCTATTTTTTGTAGCATAATAATCCTATAATAATCAGGCAGGAGATGGTGTGGTGGTGTATCTCCCGCCAGATTATTATTCTACTATATTATTTTGGTAATTTAAAGCCTTTATACCATGCAGGCAACCCTATAAATGGTCTTTTATCAAACTCATTTTCTTTAGCCATCTTAGAGCCTTTTTTGTTGTAATGTAGAAATACTTGACCGCAATGGTCGCCTTTAAATTCTTCTCTCCAATGTTCTAAATCACATCCAGAGTATATTAACATATCTCCTGGTTCTAATTTTACTTCAATACCAGCTTGATTTTTTTTACCTGTTGGATCTAAATATATCGGCCAATCGTCACCACCAAGGTTTAGTGTTGTAGATATTTCACAACTGAATCTATCTTTGTGTCTAGCTAATACATCTCCTTGTTTATATATTCTAGCATAAGAATATGTTTCTGATAGTTTTAAACCTGTATGTTTTTCCATAATAGGTTTTACTTTTTGTAACAAAGTTTCCATAACTAAATCAGCATAATGTGAATAAGTATTTGGAACTTGATGATCTGTCCACACACCAAAGTACTCCGTAAACGGTGAAATGTATTTTTGATCAAATAAAAATCTAGCTACATTTCTTTTATTTATAAAATAAGCATAACAAAAATCAGCCATTTCTCTGCTTATTGCTTTTTTTAAAACACTATATTTATTTCTTTTGAACGACATTTAAAACTCCTTTCGGTATTGCTTGAATGTTCCAGTGTATAAATCTAAATGGTTTGTATCCCATATCTACAGTATATTGATGTGGCATATATGATGGAAAAAATATCATTCTACCCGGTTGTGCTTTATAATGTATTTGTGAAGATGCATGAGTAACTTTCATTTTATCTTTTTCAGGTAAAAGATTCATAATATTACCTGGTCTTGGATCTTCGAACATAGGCATTGAAGTAGATTCATCTGCTTTTAAAAAATAAAATCCAGAAATGTGTCCGTTCCAATGAGTATGTAACGTGTGATGTCCACCACCTTGTTTTGCAAATTCTTGAACCCATAATTCTGTTGTAAACATTTGATAATTTGTTAAATCAAAACCCATTTCACCTAATAAATTATGTGCTGTTGCACCAATATAATTCTGTAGATCTTTAAACTTAGCATCATTTATTAAAGAAGTTGAATGAAATACATGACCCATATCTCCTTTATCACCAAACTTTTTATTTCTTTTTTCTATTTGTTTTTTTAAATTTTTTTTAGATTGTTTAATATATTTATCTGACGCTTTATTTAAATCGTTAACAAATTCAGGCGCATCGGCATACCATATAGGGCATTTAAAATATTCTTCTAAATTTAATTGTTTTGGAAAATTCATTTAAATGGCCACCCTAAATTCCAAATTACTAAACTATATCTTGATCCTTTTTTTACTGGACATACTCTATGCCATACATGTGAAGGAAAAACAACCAAAGATCCTTTTGGTAAAATTTCGTTACATTTTCTTATGTTTGGTTTTTTATCAGGATCTAAATTTCTAAAATCAAATTCTAATTCACCACCCTTATAATCTTTTGGGTCTGACAAACTAACTGTTACAGATAATTTTCTTATTTTACCATGTGATGGTGTATTAGGTTGATTATAAACTTTATCCCAACTGTCACAATGCCAATCATAATACTGTCCTTTTTCGTATTTTGTAAATTGACATGACTCACTATAATCCCATTGAAAATTCCAACCAGCATTTGCATTTGCTTGATGAACATAAGGTTGAATTTCTTTATATATCCATCTATCATTCATCCAAACAATATTGGAGTCTCGTTTAGTTTTTAAATCTTTTATTTGTTTTTTGCTTAATTTTTTATTACCAAATCCACCAGTCACTGCCATTTGATCCGAAATAGATTTTCCATATTTAACTATATCATCACAAATCCTAGAAGGAATTGCTGATCCAAACCACCAATAATAATTTGTTAAGTTCATATGTCTTTATAAACTTAATATATCTATTTTTAAGTAACTGTCAATGTTCCAGAAACTGTAAATGTAGCTAATTTGTCTCCACCTGGGTGAGTTGAAGTTGAATTACAACCAGGAGTAACAGCAAACGTTCTTGCACTTGGTGCTCTAAGTATTACTATACCTGAACCTCCAGCTGCTCCTATAGTATTTGGTCCTGATGCTGGATTGTATCCACCACCACCTCCACCACCACCAGTGTTGGCTGTTCCTGAACCTGCTGCTTGAGCTGAAGGTCCACCTCTACCTCCTGCTCCTCCGCCACCAGCTCCACCAGTTCCAGCTGATCTTCCTGGAGGTTGACCATCACCAGCTCTTACACCTCCACCGCCACCACCAGCATAAGTTGTGCATGAATTATTAATATTGTTTGGTGCTCCTGCTCCACCACTACCACCAGGACCTGATGTACCAGCACCATTACCACCAGCAGCGGTTGCTCCACCACCTCCACCACCAGAGTCTCCAGAACTACTTCCTGGTCCACCATCTCCACCATCTGTTCCTTGAACAGTTGGACTAATTCCATCAGGAGAAGCTACGGTAGAACCTCCTGCTCTTGGTCCACCAGCTCCACCACCACCTCCAGAACCACCATCAGCAGCATTTCCACAACCATCTCCAGCACCACCACCGGATGCTATAACAAGAGTTCCAATGGAAGAATTACTACCAGAGTTACCTAAATTAGGTGTTGCAGGTGTTGGAGTTGCTGCTCCTCCTGCTCCTATTGTTATATCAACAGATGCTATACCTGGCAAAGTAATTCCAGAAGAAGCTCTTAAAGGAGAGGGGCCATAACCAGAGGCTCTATATCCTCCAGCACCTCCACCACCAGCAGCTCCATTATCACCAAGTCCACCACTACCTCCACCAGCCACAACTAAATAATCTATTCCTGAATATTCTACAAAGAAAGGCCATGCTCCACATTTTTGTGCTTGAAATTGACTTTGCATTGACCACACACCACTTGCTTTACTTAATTCTTTTACGATTACAATTCCTGATCCACCTGCTGAGCCAGCGTTACAAGCTACACCACAAGCCCGGGCTCCACCGCCACCGCCACCACCAGTGTTTGTAGTACCAGCAGATCCATTAACTCCTTTACCACCAGCTCCACCACCACCTGTTCCACCTGAACCAGCGCAGCCTGGATTTGCATTATGCATACCTCCACCACCGCCACCGGCTACGGCACTAACAGGTGCTCCTGGATATGAACTTGAAATACTTATTCCAGCACCTCCATCTCCACCATCATTAGGGCCTGGATTAGGATTAGGTGTTTGAGGGGTTGCCTGTGCTCCAGCAGCTGTTGAGCCACCTCCACCACCACCTGCACCACCTGGAACTCCACAAGTTCCTTGACCTCCTGCAAAACCTTGACCACAAACTCCAGATCCTCCACAATTAGCAGTCCCACAGGGTGAAGAGCCTCCTCCACCACCAGAACCTCCAGAGTTTCCAGTTTGATTTGCGGGTCCACCTTGTGCTCCACCTCCACCTCCACAAGAAGTGTAAGTTGTTGAGCCTATTACTATACTTGAATCACCACCAGCTCCACCTTTACCAGGGGCTGAAGTTGGACCAGCACTTCCACCAGCACCTATGGTAACAGCTCCTAAAGCGGTAGCACCGCATACATTTATCTCTAAACATTTAACTCCACCAGCTCCACCACCACCACCAGCTCCACCTATCCCAGCTCCGCCGCCAGAACCACCTGCAACAATTAGTGTTTGAACTACTCTAGTTCCAGGTTGTGTGGTGACAGCACTTGGTGTGCTAGCTGTTCTAGACGTAATTGTATTTTTTCCAAAAGAAGTTTTGTTAGAAACTCCAATTACACCACCATTTGCTGAGCCAGATTTACTTCTTGGCATTGTGTCCTCCTACTCGGACACCCAAGCTGTGCCATTCCAATTATATTTGGTAGGTGTCTCCGATTCGTCGTTTGATTTTACTGCTTCCCAACCTGTAGTGTTGTCAGCGTTGTATTTATCTTCGTTCCATGAAATAAAATATTTTACATCACCTTCTTCTGTAAC